TACTTATACTTCCAGTAATAGTCTCATTGTAAATATATGTACCATATCCTACAATTACGGAAGGTGCTCCGATTGTAATCGTTGGTGCTACAGTATATCCAAGACCAGCATTAGTAATATTAATTGAGGTTATAGTTCCTGCAGAACTTACAACAGCATATGCACTTGCAGAAACAGTGGAAATTCCAGTAAATGTAACTGATGGGGAATTTGTATATCCAGAACCACCATTAGTTATGGTGATAATTCCAACTACACCATTTCCAATGTATGCAGTTCCAGCAGATCCAGAACCTCCACCACCTATGAAGGATACTTTAGGTGCTACAGTATATCCATATCCAGCATTTATAATTTGAACTCCCTGTACCCTAGAAAGGTCAACGTTAGATTCGCACAAATCCACAATACCTGCGATCATTGTAGCAATGCCAACGGCAGTTTGACCGCCACCTGGAGCCGAAGAAAATGCTACTCTAGGCGCTGATGTGTAACCAGATCCCCTATTTGTAATAGTTACAAATCTAACGCCACCATTTACGATTCCTGTAATTGCAGATGCCGTAGACCCAAATCCAACCATTTGAAGTGTTTGGATAAATGCATCTTGTTTAATATTATCATCTATAAATTCAACATTAGTGTCAATTATTTCATCTTCATATCTAAAGAGTTCACACCTTAATTCATAAACATAATTTTTTTGCAGTTGATAAAAAGGTTTTTCGTGCTCGACATATTTAATTTCAAATAAGCGATCACCAAGAGGAAAATAAATTAAATCTCCTTCTTTTGGTCTTGAAGAAAGTTTTATATTTGGAATATCCTTAATTAGAGGTTCAATATATTCGTGATATCTTTCTTGAGATATTATAAGTGTAAGATAATCTAATTCTTGAATACCAAATTTTGATAAAAGTGTTCCTTGACCTTCATATCCTTCATATGTGTCTACATACGCTTCTATTGGATACGCACTTTCAAATTTTGATTCTACAACTTCTTTAATAATTGTTTTTTCTGTTGCATATTCTCTCGGAAGATAATATATCTCAACACCATACATCCTCAACTGTTCGTTTATCAAGTCTTGTATAAGACTCTGTTCTGTCTTTGAACCTTGCTGAAAGAATGGATTTAGCATACTACTATCCGATCATATCTAGTGGTGGAAGTTCATAAGTGTTAGACATTTTTTCCATAATCATATCAATTTCTTTCTGTGCATCGTCATATATTTGTCTACCATTCAATTCAACTCCGCCAGGAAGTTTTACTCCTTGGAATTTAATAAGGTTCTGTCCCCACTGACGCTTTATTAATGCAGTTAGATATGGTTTCAAGAAAGAATCATTCCATACCCTTGCAAAGTCATTTGGATCTAATGTTCTATAACAATCAATAATTAAATAATCATTAACATTGACACTTCCCCAGTCAATATCAAGATACAACCTATCCATTCTTTGGTTAAAACGAATTTGCTTTTGAGTCGTTAAAAGAAAATCCATATCCTCAAGGTAAGTTTTAACCATTGCGTAGGTTAAAAGTTCTGTGGATCCCCAATAGTAGATATCATTTAAAAATAGTTGATACTTAACACTAAACATATTATTAGTTACAGTATTTGTTCCATCAAAGTGGAAAACCTTTGTTATACCAATAACTGAAGGTGGAACTTGCAAGTAATTGCTATTTTCTTTATAATTGAAAGTTACTGATGATCCAGCAATATTTGCCGTAGCGGTACTAGTAACTATTCCTGCCACGGGATCATTTCCATTAGGCGCTCTTCCTCTATCAATATCATCTTGAGTAATTTGATATTTTAAAAACATTTGAGAAACGCCATCAAAATGTCTCTCTTGAAAAAACTGAATGGCATCATCTACCAAATCATCTATCTGCTCATCGGCAACATTGATTTCCAAAACTGGAGATCCCAGTTTTCTTTTGCAATAATCAATCAGTTCTTGTCTAGTAGATGGTTGTGCCATTAGAAATTTAATATAACTTCTTGTTGTTTTAGATATAACTTAATGTAGGATTTTGCAAAATTCTGCAAAATTTTAACATCATCTATACTATCTATATCTCTAGATAACTTTTCATATTCAAATAATTTATTGATACTTTCTAATTCTATTTTATCTGGATCCATCGGAAAAACTCCTGAGTAATTGCTTTATTTCATTAAGGTCACTTTTTATATTAGCAAGGTCTTCCTCAAGATCTTGCACTCTTTTATACTCTTTGTTTTTTTGGTCCCTCAAAGCAACATAGTTTTGATATTCAGTTTTATTTGTATTTAATATTGCTTTAGTTGAGTTATCTCTAACCAAATTTTTGTATCCATCTACTTTTGAATAATTCATGATCATGCAAGGGCAATAACTCTTAAATCTTTTAATCTTGGTGGATATGCTTGATTTGTTGACGAACCTACGAGTTTAATACTAAAATATCTAAATGATGGTAAATTGTCAATAGTAAACTCATAATCTTTAAATATAGACTCATTATTTCCGTAATCTAAATTATCAACTTTTGGAACAAATTTATCCGATGTTCCATCATTCACAGAGGAATCAATAACTTCACCAGAAAGAGTGAGATTGGAATAACCCGGGAATGGATAATAAATTACGTCATCTAAAGGATCATTAAGAACTGAATAAAAAGCTCTAAGATCACTATTGATATTTACGTATGCCGCAACTAAAATCTTAATCGAAGAAGCAGGAGATTCAAGTGAAATTGCATTTGTAGCATAGACAAACGAAGAAGGATCGTCAGTTAAAGTTGAAACTCTATTGTCTGTGGAATAATTTTCAATTGGGTTATTAATTCTATTTGAAACAAATATCATTCCAAGTCGATCTAAATCAACAATAGGAGATAAGTATTCATTTGACGATGTTAAAGATAAATTTACAGTTAAAGATTTGTTTCCAGGTAGTGTCGTAAGATTGTTAGTTTCATTAACTTTCGATGCCACTAATCTTGGGCTATCAAAATAATTATTAGTATTTAAATCTATGTCTTGGAATCCTTTATCAATAAATGAAATTTCATTGCCATCAACACTAGTTCCAGAAACAGTTTTGACTTTAGCAGAAATATTTGTGCTATTCAGCGTAAGTGTTTGGATATTTGGTCGGATTAATTCAAATTGAATATTTTGAGTTGCATTAATTGATGAACCACCAGTTGATTTTGTTTTATTTGTAAATAATTTGGGGTATCCTTCAACCGTCCTATTAACCTGTCCTTGAGGGAGAGGTGCCGTTTTTCCATCTTGGGTGGTATCTATTTTTAAAGTATAAAAATCTAGATCGATAGGATCACTTGCTGTGGAATCTTGTAAAGTGTGATTAGTATTGATTCTTCTCAATGAAATCCCATTAAGTTCATACTTATAAACTTCTGTTCCTTGATTATAACTAAATGCTTTAGTTTGATCTATTCCTCGCGTAATACCAGTAAGAGAATTTCCAACAACCCCTTCATATGAAATAATTTCTTCTCCAATTAAAATGTATCCTGGGTTAGTAGTTCCAACACCAACATTTTCAAATGAGGTTAAATTTGTTACACTATCAAGTTGAATATTTGCAGTAGAAGTTTTTTCATATGTAGCAGTCAGTTGTTTTGGTTTGATGTCAGATCTCACATTAGAGATTATTACCACATTTTCTCCAGCGTGCATTCCATGATTTTTATGATTGACCTTTATAGTTAATCCATCTTCAATAACTTGAATGCCATTAGTGGGAATTGTAACATTCCCACCAATAGTAGAATTTAACTGGGTAGAAATACCAGAACTATTAACAAAAAATATAGTATTACCTACACCAGTTGCAAATTCTCCTTGAACTTCATCAATAATGATTTCATTGAATCCATCCAATTGAGAAACCGATAATCTTAAATTTCTTCCGAGAAGATTGTTGCCAATTTGAAGTGTCGATAAAACGTCACCAACTTGATATCCTACTCCGCCATTACTTATTGTAGCTGCAATAGCTACTCCATTATTAATGGTAATATTTGCAATCGCATCTCTACCGCTTCCAGTGATACTAGTTAGCGCAACCCCAGTAAAACTATTTGAACCTGAAGAAGGTGTATAACCTATTCCTGCGTTTATGATTTTTAAACTTCCTTTTGCAGTTCCTGCAATTCCAACGTATTTTCCAGTTCCTGTAGAGGTTTTTTGGAAAATAGTATTTCCTATAGTAAAGTTATTATCTCTAACAGTTGTTCCTAAACCGACTCTAATTTTTTTAGAGGTCATCTCCAAAGAGTCTGGTAAAAGTTTGGATATTTGACCATTGCCGATGCTTAAATCGGAATTATATAAGTTAAAGTTTCCGCTTGCTTCTGTAAACTTAGCTCTATACAGAGTAAATTTCAAATCTTCAAATGGACTTTCATTCCAAGTAGCAGCATTTTGAGATTTGAATAATCCGCCTAATAATGGTTGTTTTGATACCAAAAACTGATTGGATTCTGAATTAGAACTTGATGATATATTTGATTCGCCTAATTTTGATACCCAAACATTATATCTATCAGAATTTGATAGAATAACGATTGAATGAAAAGTTTGTCCGATAAGATAAACTGGAGAATTAAAAGTTACTCTTGTTGGAACAGATGAATCATTTGATATATTAATAGCGTCTGGTTCTAATACTATTTCACTAAAAGGATAAACTGTCTGAGTTGGAAGACCCAATTGCATGGGTCTTAACTGTATTGTAACAGGCAGCTGCTCATCTTTTGATTGAAAGTATAAATCTACAGAAGTTACAAAAATACCACTCTCAGGTTCAACATAAAATGATTGAGCTAAAGGATCTACTACTTTCATGAGTTTTTATCTGGAATTTTCCTTTCGTTAATCTAATATCTTATTTATTTAACTTAAGTTGATCTATTTCTTCCTTTAATTCACGTATCGCTTCAATCATGACAGGAATGAGTTGGATATAGTCAACTCTCAAATAACCATCAGAACCTTTTAATACCATTTCAGGAAATTCTTTTTGAACTTCTTGAGCTATAACTCCATGATGAACTCCTTGTATTCCTGTCAATTTATTCATTTTGCCATTCCATTCATATTTTTTGCCATTAATATTCAGCAATTTCTCTAAAATCATCATATTCTAATATTCAATAACCTATTTAGTGCATTGTCAATACTTTGGATATTTTTCTTTAAGTTTAAATCACTTAATCCAAATCTAGCAGCTGCTACTTCACCAACAATTGCACCACTAGAAACGACCCAAGATTGAATCGATGCCAAACTATAACCATCTGCAATTGCTCTTTCAACCGCAGATGCTCCAATAACTGCAGATGTTCCACCACCAAATGCAGCAGATTGTGTTCCTCCAGCATTTTGATTGACTATACCACTTGCTCCTGTAGCAGCATCATATCCTGCAGCAAATCCTTGATAGGTTCTTTCTCCTCCTCCGCCACCTCCGCCACCACTAGGTGCTGGAACTGGAATAGTTCTAACTAAGGTGCTCTTAACAACATTTTCTGGACCAACCTGAGTTTCGGATTTACTCTCAATAGGAGTTTCTGTTTCTACTCTAGAATTACGGATTACAATAATATTTTCTTGAACCGTATTAACTTTACCTTCTGCAAAGTATTTTTCATCAGCAGTAGAAAATGTAGATCCAATAATTTGAGAATTAATAGAACTATTAGTTAGACGGAAAACTTTTGTTCCTGCCTCAAATTTTGGATTAAGTGTAATATTTGGATCTGGAATATACAATGATCCAATAAGTGTGCCGACATTATCAGTAACTAGTCTCACAGAAGTTATTGTTGCTTCTGCTCCACTAGTTTGTCCTTTCAATTTCATGTTTTGTGAGACATAACCATAATATAATCCCTGTGGTTGATTGGAAAGACTATATGTATCAATGTTTAAAATTGAAGAGGTTGATGAATATATTTCTGGAACTGTTTGTGTTATGTCATATGGATTTAGTGTAAAAATATCTGTGGGATTATTATATGGACCATATTTATGATTTTGATTTGCAACTCTAAAACGAATAGAAGGTGAATTTGGATCAGAAGAATCAAATGTTCCAACCACAGTTTCCCCTACTTCAAAAATTCCATTAAGCATACTTATTTGTAGTAGTTTTGGAATCGCATATGAATTTACGTTTACCCCATCAAGGAAAGCATACATTCTTGTTGATGGTTTTAATCTCTTGGCAGTAAATTCAATATTTCTTGATCTTACATAAGGTATTACTTCACTATTTAAAACTTGATCGCCAAAAGATGTATTATCAAATTGCTCTTTAAGTACTTGTCTAGTTCCTTGGCGAGTGGAAGTTCCTGTTTTTGTTACAACTTGAATCTCATCAGAGTAAACATTATACCCTCTAGTAACCTCTCTGGAATTGTTCGATATACTTTCTCCAGTCCAAACAGTTTCCCACGATCCCCATATTACTGGGCCAAATCCAGTTTGAGAATCAAATCCTTGAGCGGTAAGTTGTGTTCTGGTTTGTACGTAATTTCCTTCTGCATTAACAGTTTTTGGTTCTAATCTTACCTGATCAATCCAAACATCTGAAGATGGGAATAATTCTATAGTTCCTCCGAAGAAATCTGCCGCGTATGGATTTACATTAACCACTCTTGTAGATAAGAGTTGATTTATTTCAACGACTTCTTCATAATCAAGAGTTATGATTTGTCCTGATCTTTTAATTCCAGATCCAATTAAATCTGTGGTATATTTTGCATCTGCCAATGGATTTGCTGATGTTCCAATTCCAATTAGCGAATTTGTGCCCAAAAGAAGATCTAATTGAGTTGTATGATGTGTTGGTCTTAATTCAGAATCTTTAATATTGATTGAATTTTTAACAACCGTTATTTTTTTCTGAGAATCTGTGGTTGAAAAATCATCAACAAAAAAACCAGACTTGAATCGATTTAATCCATTTGCATCAGTAATTAATAAGTTTGAAGTATCAACTTCAAGAAGAGTTAACGCAGTATAAAACTCAAGATTCTTAACTCTATTTTCAAGATTTTGGATATCTATCATTCTATATCTCTTATGTTCGGAGAGATTGATTGTAGTATTTTCCACATTACAAAGATATGGAGGTAGATAAATTGTAGAAATTTCTAAAGAATCTTGAATTGGTTGTGGTGGTTGTGGAACCTCGGAGGAAGCACCTGAAACAAGTTGAAATACACCATCTTTAGATAGATAAATTTTATCAATTCTTCCAAGATAAAATGAATAACTCATTAATGAAGATTCGTCAGATGCTAAAATATTTGGTGCAGAATTATTGTATTGATTGAAAGATCTACCTAAGAATTCAAATGGAGATCTCGCTCCCGGAGAGACTGAAAAACTAGAAACTTTCGGTCTAATGTCAATTATATCTGTATTTCTAATACCATTAACTGACTGAACATCGCAATAGTCATACTGTTCATAAGAATTTGCGGTAGTTATGTCACCGTCATCAGATGATAAAAATTCTGCGTACTCAAAAATTATTTTTAATTTTGAATTTGGTTCTTTTGAATTTTTATTCCTTATTAACTTTGAATAGTCATATATCGTGTTCTTTTGTCCGTTAATAAATGCATAATTAGATGTGATGTTATTATCACCAATACTCACCGAAGTTACGACAGCTTTAATTCCGGACTCTTTGAATGTTACTTCTTCTCCACTAATAAATCTCGAAGAGTTTAGATATATAAATCCTATTTGAAGATCATTTATTTTCTCACAATATATTGCAACAGATTGACTTAAAGTTCCAACAATTTCTTCACCAAGTATTAAATCTCCAGTTTTTGAAGTTGGTCCTGTAAGGGAAGTTAGTTGCAAAGAAGGAATATTTGGATTATTGATGTCATCTGACTCAAAAATACCATGTATTGCTGTTACATCTGGATATAGTAGACAAAGTTCTTCATCTTGGACTCTGGTTCCATATGGATAATTTCCGTATTCCAATCCATCATTAATTGTGGTAGAACCAATACCAGAATAATCATATCTAGATTTATCTATAACTATTGATTTTACTTTATTTTTATATTTTATCTTTGATTTTACTGAAGATTTTCTTAATGTAGATATGAGTTTTGCGTCTCCCGATGAAGACAATCCATTAATAGTTAAACTTCTAGACCCATTTGTAAAAACAAATTTATCTGGAGTTAACTCTTCTGTAGCACCATTTTTATTAATAAGAACATATCTTTCTTCATCAAAGGGTAAGAAAGTTTCGGTTGCAAGTGCGGTTATAGTATTTGTTGAACTGGATGTGATAGTCACATCATACTGCTTTCTAATTATTATGTCAGAATTTGTTAAGTCTACATTTGCTACATTTTGCTTAGGAAGAACAGTATATAAAGTATTATCCGTTGAAGACTGTAATCTGGAACTTAATATTGAGAAATCTGCTGGAGTGATATTAGTTGCTGGAAGACTTCCAGCACAAACACCAGATACTGTAGTGATTCCACTAATTACCAAACTATTTTGAGAAACTTGATTTATTCTTGCAAATGTAGGTACAGTTAGACCTGGATTACTAAAGGATACAAGATTTCCTACGGTAGCAATGCCAGTAAAAATAGAATTCGTTGATGTTACAGTGCTTACTCCTCCACTAATTCCACTAACATTAACTAAACCTATTTGGTAATTTGAGTATTGTTTTAAGTCAGCGGTAAAAGTATATGCTGATCCAACTATTCCATAAAGAGACTTTACATCATTTTCTGAATATGCTGTTACTGCGGTCGAAACTCTAGTATTTTCAATACCATCAAATATCAGTCTTTCTCCAACTGAAAATGATCCTTGAATGTTATATGCAGTAATTATTCCAGAACTTGAAGTACTATATCTAAGATATGCAGTTGCTCCGCTAGATTTTCCTTTTATTTGAGTCGGTACTGTCAAACTAATGGGTTCATTTACAGAAATTTCTGTAAATGTTTGAAGGTCATATAAAGTGATGTCCCACTCATTGGAGTCTGGATTTAAAGAACTATATGATCCTGATTCTAGTGCAAAATCATAAACTCTTGCAAGACCTATTTCCTTACCTACTTGAGAAATTTGATTATTTCCAACTCTAGTATCTCTTAAAGAAAGAGTATATGTGGTTGATAATCCAATAACTGGAGAACCATAAACTCGATTTAAAGTAAAAGTTGGTCCAGTAAGATAATTAATACCTTGATTTTCTAAAAGTTTAGTTTCTCTTGGTTTTCTAAAATCAACATATGTTGGAACAATATTTTCTACTTCATATCCTCGTATATATGCTTTTATTGGAGAGATTACATATGTTCCAAGATCTTCTGAAGGTGTGTTATTATTATATGTTAAAGAATCTTCTTTAAAAATACCTCCATTTCCTTTCAAATCATTTAAAGTTTCTGCAACTTTTAATGTAGGTTTCTTTACATAATAATCTCCAGATTCATCAAAAGTTCTTCTTGCAAACTCTTGGGATAGAATATTATAATTTGGCGAATTTCTGGTTGTGATCTCTACTCCATTTCTGATTTCTTTTAGTAAAATAAAATCATCAAGATCTGTAGAATCTATTGGTAAAGCAACTAAAGATAATGTTATTCTGAAGCGATCAGCTCCTGGTGCAGCATAATTAGAAAATCCTTGAGCGTTGTCATTCAACGTCTCATCTTCATATGAATTTACTACACTTTCTATTATTTTGAATCCAACTTTTACACTTGGAATATTTGAGTATTGAGATATTACTAAAAAGTCATCATATACTTTTACAAAATTTCCCCTAACGAAATATACTCCTTCAGTTAAATATACCGCAGATCCTATGGCAGAACTATTAGTACTAATAGTTCTTGCAATTACTTCTCCAGATCTTAAAATAACTGATGAAGAAGATCCAACAGGAAATTCAAATTCATCTCCAGTAATATCTTCTTCAATTATTAAGTTTTCAGAATCCAAGAATATTTTCCTTTCATTCTCTTGAGAATCTGAATTTAAGTAGGTTACATATAACGTTGTATTTCCAGACTCAGTAAAAAGAGAATTTAAATAAAAATCTACTCTGGCACGAATCCCGCTTTGCTGCCCTCTTACAGTCTTTCCTACCGCATATGGTAAATAAGCTTCAACATTTACATTAAAAATATCATTTTCAAGAATTACCGCATTTAAATCATTTCTATATCCAAGAGATCCAGGAATTACTACAGAACCCTCAGTAAATACATGCGTTCCAAATTGTTCAATTTGATTTTGTAATATTGATTGAAGAGTTGTTAATTCTCTAGCTTGAACCGGATATCCAGGTTTAAAAAGAACTTTATAATATCCTTTATTCTGATCAAAGTCATCAAAATATGGAGAGACATTAAGATTTGTTTCTTGGGGCATGATTCTTTAGAATTGCAAAATAACTTTGATATCTTCTTTTTGATTGGATGACCTTGTTATAGAAGGTCTATTATCAACATAAATTATATTTCCTGAATATTTTTTAACTTCAGGATTAGATACACCATTAGTAAAAGTCTGACCAAGATAATATGTTCTACTATTTATTGTGGTAGATACACCACTAAATGAAGTATCAATTCCCAATGTAATACTTCCTCCAACAATATTTAAAGATCCTCCTGATCCTATTTGTGACGTAAACCTATTCAAATTGAATCCATAAGTTGGAGATGAATTTTGAGATCCATCTGTATTAAATCCAACGAGACTTCTATCTTGCCAATACTTTAAAACACCAGTGTTCTGATCATAAGAAACCACTCTACCGATAGCGGTTGATCCAATACCTATTGTTTGAGTAATTCTAGAATCAGCATTAAAAACTGCAGAACTATAACCAGATCCAACCAGTTTTAATGCATAAACTGCACTTGCTTTATCTAATGATAGTAGAGAAGAAGATCCAAATACTTCTGGATTTTCTACTATACCAACTCTTGCGATTTGATTTCCCGTTATAAAATCTGGATTTTCTACATCATTTTCAATTCTTGAATAGATTAATACATTATATGCACCTAACTCTCTATAAATATCCGCACCATGACCACCTTGAGGTGGAATTATGACATTAAATGTTGGAGAACTAGATCCTGTAGGAACACTACCTGCCAATAAATCCACTGTTCCATAGGTGTATCCAGATCCTCCTTTAGATATAGTAACACTTTCAACTTCAGAGTCATTATTTACAACAATTGTAGCCTCTGCTCCAGAACCATCACCCCTAATAGGAACTCTAGTATAAGTTCTGTTAGCAGTTCCTAATCCAACACCTCTATTTGTAATAGTTACAATTTTTAATTGACCGCTTGTTGATGCATTGTCTCTGACAACAGCATTATCCGAACTTGACTCCCAATTCCTGGGAACTGGAATATAGTCAGTTGAATCAAATTTTACAATATCACTTGGTTTAATAGTGTATAGGTATTTCCACAAATATCCGTCACCACTATCTCCTGCTTCTCTTGGTTCTAAGTCTGTAAATGTTGGTTGATCTAAAGATGGTCTACCATTTGGATTTTCTGGATCTATTCCATTATACAAACAAATATACACCTTATAATCTTCATTGACGATATAAAAATTTGAAGAATATAAACTAGTAGCACCTGAAGGTTTTGATGTATTAGTTCTACTTATGTCATGCCTATACATATCATAAGTTGTTCCGGAGGTCCAAGTAATTTTTCTAATAACTTGTTTTACATCTCCATCTTGCACTTTTTTTAGTGCGATCATTGTATCCCAATAGTCATTTTCCTGATCAAAATTGTCCTTTGGGGCAGGAGGTAATGAATCCCAATTTGACTGATAATCAGAAGCATTGGGAAGACCAACAAAAGCATAAAATGAATTTGTATCTGTTGTTGATGTAGATACAAAACTTTTTGCATTCAATATTCTTAATTGATCAGTTATAATTGCAGACATTTTTGGGATTTTTTATTTATTTATGAGTTATAATTTAAGTATTTAAGTGGATTTACTCTTTCAACAATTGGAGAGGTAGAAATTCCAATTAGTCCATTATTATAAAATCCAAATGATTGTGGATTAGTTCTACTGGTAGAATTGATCTTACCCCAACTATAATTTCCATAGAAATTGCTGTATCCAATGCCACTTAATCCATTATAATTACTAATACTAACTGTTACTTTTGCAACTGCGGTAATGCCAACACCAGGAACTGCTGTTTGTGCAATTGAAACTGCAGCAACCTCATAAACATTATCCAAGAATGATGTGCCATTACCAACTATAGTATTATTTTTATACA